ATATATGGTTGGCAGCGTTGCTGCAGCAGCGCCGCCGCTACCCATTGGCTCATATTGCATCAAGCGCTGTGCTTCTTGTCTACGCGCAATCTCTGCTTGCACAGCAGGATTTGAGCTACCAAGCGGTGCATATGGGTCAGCAGAGGCTGTAGTCATAGCAGGCATTTGATTGGACCCACGCGGATCAAACGCATCTTGCTGTAAACCACGCTTACGCTCCATCTCAGCCATACGTGCCGCTGCAAGTTGCTCTGGACTAGGTTTGGTAGGTGTTGGGCGACCATCACCTGTACGGACAACCTTTGCCTGCTTTGGCGTTTCCATTTCCAGCAGCCCAGCAGCACGATACGCAGCCTCACGGCTTTTGCGGCGCTCCTCATCCTCTGAGCCATACGGAGTTGCGATCATGTTTGCTAAAGCAGAAAAAATACCGCCGCCTTCAAACTTGTCGCCCATGCGACCAGCGCCACCACCGTCAATCATATCCATAAAATCTAAGAAACGCGCTTCATTTGGCATTACTTCTTACCTTTCTTTGCTTTCGCTTTCGCCACAGCTTTCAAGTCTGCGCCTGTTATCTTTTTACGTGGCTTCGCCATAGCTGCCAACTTTTTCTGCTTTGGGCTATACTTAGAATATGGCATTAGGACTTCACCTGCTTTTCCCATTCATAACACTTAACTTGGGTAATTGTATATGTTGGATATTTAACCCGCAAAGAGGGAACCCCGTTCTGCATGAAATCCGCTATGCATTCATTCTCATCAGCATACGCAGGCCCACCTACTGCAAAGCAGTAATTCTGAGCGCATAAGAGAACAAATGCAGTAAACATCACATCACTTCTTACCCTTCGCTGGCTTCTTCGCTGTCTTGGCTGCTTTTTTAAACGCCTTAGCAGTTGGCGCACCTTTTGCACCAGCCTTGCGCATTTTCTCACCACTGCCTGCCGCAATACGTTTGCGCTTAGCGTGAATGTTGGCATAAAGACCCTTAGGCATTACTTCTTCGCCTTAGCCATGTATTTTCCTTTGCGCTTGCACGCTGCAGGTGTTGGGCAGCCCTTACATGGTTTAAAACCAGCCTTGCTTCCCATTTTCTTTCCATAAGCCATAACTAACTCCTTTTGCTGCAAACCTATCACATTATGCAATTCCGCGCAAATTACGTTTTATCGCACCCCTCCAAGAGCTAAACGCACCACTTAACGCAGTCGCCGCGTCACTCGCCATCGTTAAGCACAAAGCATCAGCCAAGTCAGGCGAGGTCAAACCACGCTTGCGCATCTCATCCTTACTCTCAGCTTTCATTTTTCCACTTGAAGTAAAGCTGTAGCGAATACTGGTCAGCTCCGCGATGAGCTTGTCATCTCTCGGCAACTTACAAGAACGATCCTCAAGCCAGCCTTTTGTCTTAAACCAAAGCTCACTCCGCAGGTTCAAATAGGTATCACCCATGCTTGGCGCCTCAGCAACATTTACGCCACGCACAGGCAAACCAATCTCACGCAAGCGATCCACCACACCAGAGCCAACGCCAATACTATCAACAAGGATTTGCGTTGGCTGTCTGCTAGGCGGCAATGCCTCATACTCCGCTACAACGCGTCCCACAGTCTGCATAAGGTCCAACCCCTGCCAAGCCCTAAGCTCAGTCACAACTGGACCCTGACGCTTACACAGAGCCGTCTTATCAGTACCAAAGCGCGCAACATCCAAACCCCAGACGCTCGACGTATCATCATCAATCTGCACATCACGATGCGTAGCATTCTCCACAAGATGAAATGGGATAATCGTGTCATCATCCGCAAGAGGAAACTCACCAAGAACACGAATTCGAAACGCATTGCTCTCCTCACCATACCGCAAACGCATCTCGTCAACAAACTCATCGCTGACCAGTGGACTATCCACGCATGACCAACGCCTCGTCCACCAACTATCTGCCATGCGCGTCTGGCTCTCAAAAAACGTACCGCTAGATCGCGTCGGGTTGCTCAGCATAATCGTAACCGCACTATGACCCGACATAGAACCAGCCGCAGCCTCAAATACCTGCTCAGGTACACCAGATGCCTCATCCACAACCAACATAACATGCTCAGAGTGAACACCAGCCAATGCCTCTGGCGTCTCTGCACGCGACGTTCTAGCAGAAATAAACATCTCACTCGGCGCAGATGTATGCTCAACACGGTCAGACTTCACATTAAACGTCTGCTGCAATCCTTCAGGCAACTCGTTAATCCAACGTTTTAACTCAGCAAAAAGAGCGTCAAAAAGCTGGCTACTAGTCGGCGCAGTTACAACCACCTTATTCGGGTAGTGCATCATAAAAAACCATAGCATTGCCCACGATGCTGCTGTAGACTTACCAGTACCATGACCCGACCGAATGCTTATCTTACGTTCGCCAGACGCAATCGCCTCCAAAAATTCCGATTGATACGGCAATGGTTCTACGCCAAGCACTTCCTGCACAAATAACGCAGGCTTCTTGTTGTAACGCTCAACAAACTGAACCATAACATTTTGCGCATCATCACTCATGGTCAATCACCTTTGTTTTACGCAGCGCGTCTAAGTGAAAATCACCAATATTAATATTGATCTGCTGGTTGCCCTTATTGCCGTACCTTTGCTGGTTCCAAGAAGACGCAGCAAGATTGTTCTGACCAATCTCCTGCTTCATTATGCCCAAATCAATCTGTGATACATTGGCCTCACTCGCGTCGCGCGTACCATCACCGCTCAACGCCTCAAATACCTCACGCTGTCTGCGCTCAGACATGTTCTCAATCAACTCAAAGCTCTTGTCAAAATACGCATCAGCAGCTTCCCTGCGCGCCTCATTCACTGCCGCAGTTAATTCTGAGTTTTTCATTATTAAAACTCGCAGCGCACCCTCAGACATATCCAAGTCCTTCGCTAAACTCCGCAAAGACTTTGCACTCAAAATCCACTCAAGCAAGAAATCAGGGCCACCCCTGCGCATAATCTCAGCCGTGCGCTCTTTCTGCAATGACCTACCAGCCATACTAAATCCTTCTCTAATTCTACGGAAATTTTAACATGATACCACACAAAAGCAAGACTAGGTGGGGTGGGGGGCTGCAGGAAGGATTACGGGTAATTGCGCACAGGGAGGAAGCGCATCTTACAAGGGCAGCACCCCCACGATTTATATAACACAAATTTTTCTGTGTGAGAATGTATAATAATAATAGGGGGTGGGGTGGGGGCCAGACGGGGGGTTCTCAGTAAAACTGAACTGACCAGTTTAGTTTAACCTATAAGCTCAACCATAGGTAGCACGTATAATGAGGATTATGTTAAATTAGTGCTTTTTATGGGCATTGCACTCGCCTAACAAGTGTATTGATTTAATTGAACATGTGTTCTATTCGCGCGCACCCGCCTGCGACCTGCGTATCATTGTGTGTTGCGTTGGTTTTGTGACGTTACGTCACTTTAGTTTTTACCTGTTGCACTAGTATTCTTTTAGTATTACATTGATATCAGAAACACTGGAAAGGATATACAATGTCAAATCAAATCGAAGTTAAAATCGGGCAATCTTGCAATGGCTACCACGGTCTAATTGAACAGCCAAAACATAAGGGACTAGATATCCGCGTATTTGAAATTCTTGATGACGGATCAGTTGTGTATCGCCAGTTTGATGAATGGTTCTCATTTGGCGAACGTGCGCGGACATACGGAACACCATTCAAAACCGATGCATTTTGCATCTGCTAACCATAGAAAAGGATACACCATGGATAAGATCATCACAAAAACAATGCACCGCGCAGCAAACCACGGATCAATCGTCAATTACCACCTTATTCAGTCTGGCACATTTGATCTGCCCTATGGCGATACTGATGCAATGGCGCAAGCTGCGCAGCAAGAGGGATTGAACGTCACGCAAAATGACGGTGAGCGTTTCTTGATTAACAACACGGCATGGATGACGCGCCACGGTGTTATCCGCGCAGTAAACACAAGCAACCTTTAAGCCATCCATTAGGCGCACCAGAGTGTGCGCCCTTTGCATGGGTTAAACATAGGAAAGGATCACACCATGTACGAACAGACACCAAATGAATTTCAGCAATGGGCAACAAGAGAGTTGGAGCGCAACGGGTACAATGTGTCCCTTGTCGCAAATTGGGTGCGCGTCAATGATGAATTGGACGTCATGTCCTACGCTGGCGTTGCAAGTTACATTAATTCACGAAAGTGACGCCACGTAACAATAGACAAGGTATCACTGTGATTACATAGTGATACCACAACATAACAAAGGACAAGAGACAATGAACATTTACACTGAAGCAATGAACATCGCAAAAGAAGCACTAGAAAATGCAGAGGGATGCTTCGACACCGCGCAGGATTATCTACACGAAACTGTAGACGGTCATGAGATCAGCATTTACTACCACAAAGCAATCCAATTCTGCGCAGACCATCCTACGCATCGCGGTGAAGAATGGCTAGAGGATTGCGGCGGTATATCACAAGAGGGTGACAGCTTTAGCACTATCGCATGCCGCATTGCATTCGCTACGCTCTATGTGGCAGCGCAGGACGCGCTTTGCGAACTGCAAGACGAATTAGAGGATGCAGCATAATGTTACAACTTATCGCAAAAACAGAGATAAACGACAGTTCAACAGTTGAAATGTTTCGCACTAGCTTTGGTTACGCCGTGCGCTATGGCTTAGAGGTCAAGTCCAATATGACACCAGAACTAGCTAAGCGCGAATACGCTCATTGCATACGCCACGCCCTAACCTGCGCTGGTATGTTCGACGAAGATCAAGAGGAATTTGCATAATGAAAACCTACATCGAAATATTCCGCAACATGAATACCGCAGAAAAACTATGCGCAACGTGGGCCGTATTTCTAACGCTAATCACGTGCGCACATATCGTGTTCACATCATAAGGATCAGAGACAATGCAAGTTGAGCTAACTAATGATGACGATGCATACAAAGACTGGGCGATGTGGCGCAAGCCTACGCATGAACTAACGCTAACATATGACAAGGATGCGCAGGAGTATTACTCAATAATCAGAACATCGCCCACACCTTGGGATGACTTCGGCGATCCGCGCCTATTGCCAGACGCAATCACGCAAAAACTAATCAATCTAAAATAAGGAGACAAGACAATGGAAAAGCAAGACTGGATCAAAACACTAACTCGCATGCAGCAAGCAAACGCCGCATACAGTGCGCTAACACAAAATCAGCGCGACGCTATAAACGAAGCTCTAAACGCGCTGCGAGAGGCCACACGCAGCCTATCCGATGGCTTTGATTTACATTTGAGCGATTGCCGCGCAATTGATGCCGCATTCTGGGGTATGCATAACGCATTCGAACATATGCAGCCCACAGAATACCAGCTAACCCAGTTGGACCTGCACGGCCTTGAATGGGACTACGAAACGCAAACGTGGTTTGATGTAGTGGTAGACGGCGAAACCGTGGATGACTGGCATCCGCACGGCGTTTAGTCCAATTCAGCCAACCTTCGCGCCATGTCGCGCAAAATATATTTCAATTCGCGGGTGGGTATCGTTCCGACATACTCCCCGCGCTCGCTTGTCCAGATGCGCAATCCATCATCATAAACGCTCCACCTTAGCGCGCTTTCGTTAGTTCCATCTTTCGCCATATTATTTCCTTCCGTTCTTCGTCTGTCCACGGCTCCACCTGCGCACCATATTTGCGCCGATTAGCGAAGCCCTCCAATCCCTCAAGCGTTGACACGCTTTGCAGCTTGTCTGCCAGCGTCAAACCGCGCCGCACCTTGAACGTGCCGTGTGGATATACCCGCGCCGATCCTGCTGCAATTCTATCCTGCAACCATTTGGGAAATTCTCTTTTCTGCAAATCTAAATCCCATCTTATGCCCCAAGCACCGTATGCACGTACACGGAACTATTTTATATATAGTTCCGTGTTTCCGTGCAGTGCATGGTCAGTGCACGTTTTTGCACGGTTTTGAACGGAACTAAACGGAAACCCAACGTAACCTATTGAAACTGCAGTATATTCAAAACGGTGCATCTGCTTCACCATCGCTGACCTTTCCAGACTTGCCCGTTAGCCATATTTTGCCGTCGTTTATCTCAATCAAGCCCTTTTCGTGCATTCCGCTCAAGGTCTGCGTCCACGTTTGTTGCGGCCTATCAGTCGCCACCTTTCCCTTGAAGTGGTCCCCTAGCGTTTCCAAATCCATGCACCAGAATTTCCTTGGTTCAGGCCATCCCGCGCCGCTTGGGTTTGGTTCTCCGACGCGCTCCCCGCGAAGCTGCATGAAACACTTTACGAATAGCTTCTGGTTTTTCCCTGTTGGCTTGTTGTCGCTCTGCGCTTCTTCCATTTCTTCTTGCGTGGCCTCGCGTATGATACAAGTCGTGACTTGATCCCCGTCCGCGTCCTCTCCCAGTTCAACAATCTGCAGAATAAAGTTAATCTCCGCGCCTGTTTCCATGTCGCGTTGTTTCGTTGCTCTTGCGGTGCGAACGCGCGTTTCTTCGTCGAATGAGAGTTCAATCTCTGTATCGCAGAGCGCTTTCAGGGAACTAGCTCCACGCGCTCCGCGACTTGCATCCTTTCCTGAATGGTGCACGATTGCGATATGTATGCCTGTCTCTTGCTTTAATTCGTCCAGCTTTGCGCCGAATTGTGACATTGCAGAGTTATCGTTTTCGTCAAACCCTTTGCCACCTGCAGTTGCCCTTGCCAGTGTGTCAATTATCATCATTTTGACGGGGCCATGCTTTCTCGATAGCTCCCTAATTATATCGCGGACGCGCTGAATGTCCTCCTCTGCGTCATATAGATTGATTGGCGATGGTCTAACCGCTAGATGCACGTTTTCATGCTCTGGGTAAGCCTGTCGCAGCGCAACAAGCCTGTTTTGGTATGAATAGCCGCCCTCTGTGGCAAGCAATAATACGCAACCCCCATCAACTTTGTTACCCATCCATTCTTCATTCGCGGCTATATGCCATGCACAATGCGTGACAAAGAATGACTTACCCACGTTAGACGGGCCGTAAATCACAGAGATAGTATTTGCGCTGAACCAATTTTTAACCAAATAGTTTTGGTCTAGCTGCGCCACCGCATCACTTGGGAATATCACATCGTCCAGCACGTTGCGCGGCTCTAGTTTCTTTCGTGTCGCTTCAGCACCTCGCGCTACCCAAACGTCATTCCAGTCTAAACCTTCGCTGTCAGGCAAGACGCACTCCACGCCATGCTCTTTGAATGCTTGTTCGCAGGCTTTAATCCCTGCTGGATCATTGTCACCCGCAACGATAAAGCGCGTATCAGGTTTAACTTCACGAAGCGCGGCAATTACGTTCACAATATTACTTGCGTTCAAGCAATGCACCGCAGGCTTGCCCGTGGCTTCGTGTACTGCTGCAGCGGTGGCAAAACCTTCGCATAGATAAGCAAAATCTTTTATTGTGCCACCGATAACGTGAAAGCACCCTTTATAGTCTAGCCCATAGTTAAATTTCTTTTTGCCGCTTTCGTCTATGAATTGCGTGCCTACAACTTTGCCTTTGTTGTTGATAATGCGAATGTGTAGATCGCTTTCGTCAATGATCGCGCCGTGTTGCTTGATGCGCTTTCTGGTTAAATATGGGTGCAGCTCTGGGTTTTCAGGTAGCTTC